CTGCTGCTTTAAGTAGATCCATCTTTCCAGCGTAGGTTTCTAATCTTGCTAATGCCTGGCCTTTAAACTTGGCATCAAGGGCGGCCATAATTTTATTCATGTCACCAGTGGCTATTGTTGCTTTATCTAAACCCGTACCCAGTCGTGCGATTGATGTTGTAGTTCCAGCCGCGCCTTTGGCTATTGCTGCCACGACTGTGCCTAAATCTTTACCAGTGCCAGCACTAACATTTAGTGCGGTTTCTAAAGCCTCTTGACTAAGAGTAACTGAGCCTGTCGCGTTTAATAAAGTCTGGAAGGCTGGGCGAAGTTGGTCGTCGAGTACGCCATATAACTTCTGTAGGCCTGCAATATAGGTTTCTACTTCGGCTATCCTGAAGGCGTTACCTGTATTTTCTAACTGCACAGCTAGTGATTTAGCGGCCTTCTCATCGGCTGCAAAGGCGTTAATAGCCTTCTTAGAAAACGCTAATAATTGATAAGCACCGAATACGCCTGCAAAGGTTTTACCTAAACTCTTAACTGATTTATCAAAGGCAGATATATCTTTCTGACCCTTTTTTAATGCTTTACCATTCCAGGTTGCTAAGGCGGATACGACTACATTGGCCACTATGCCACCTTCTTAACTTCTGTAGCCTTGTTAAATCTTATGGCTGTGGCGTTTATCGCCTGTACAATTGCATCATAAACCTTGCCACTGTCTTGCGCCCAGGCTTTATATATTAACCGACCTTGAGTTTTACGACCAGCACCTCTAATATCTTTAATCTTTGGTTGTTTAGTTACTGGTTCTAATGCAGCTACGAATTGTTGGCTAGCAAATGCATTGTTAGATTTGTATTCTTGAAGGGCTTTGCTTCTAGCAGACTTTTTAACATAAGTGCCGCTGCCTTCTTGCCTAAATGTAAATGGCGCACGACCTTGTGGATTCAGACGGCCTGCTACTTCGTAAATTGATCCAGGTCTGCTTGCGTTGTAAACATAGTTGCTTACTTTAAATCCGTTTCTAAATGTTTTATTTTCCCCTGGGTTATACCCAATACCAGCCTTAACTACGGCAGCATCGTACTTTGGGAAGGTGCCAGGGTTTCCAGATGCTTTGGCCCAGCCAGATAAAACGTCACCGTTACCTGGTACAAATCCCTGTGCCTTGGCTGCTACGCCTCGCATTAAAGGATCAATAGCAGCCCTAATACGAGTGCGCATGTCTTCATCTATAAACTCTAGGCCTTGCAGGACATCTTTAACGCCTACCGCGTTTACTGGCATTTTTGATCTCCTTAGCTCTATCGCTTAATACCTGCACGATTGCGCGTAGCATTTCTGGGTCCATGTTAATGAACTCATTAGGCGCAATCCCAAGTTCTACAGATAGGCTGGCTATCGTGTAGAGCGTAGAATCACGCTGTACTATTTTTTTTCGTCGTCTAATACCTCGACAGTTTCTAGACTGTCTATAAACTCAGCACCAAATATAGGTACAGTTATATTAGCCCTACGCAAGCACTCGTGCGCCAAGTAATAAATCTCGGTCTGCCTTTCGTGGTCGCGTAGGACTTTACTAATACCTGCTTGATACTTTAACTCGAAAGCGTACTCAACACCTGGCGTTATCTTGTGTTCTGTGACTTCGCCATTAGCCCTTGTTATCTTTAGCTTTGCCATTATTGCTCCTTAGTTATGGTGTTACGTCTACTACTATAACTGAATTACAAGTAAATGTAATGCTCTGAGTCGATATGTCGCCTACAGATCCGTTTAGGTCCTGTGTGTTATTTACTAGCACTGTAGTTTGATACTCAGGGTTAGTAGTGCTGATTGCTGCGCTTGAGCGCTTGATTACTAGTGGCACTGTTGTACCCCATGCTGCTGCAAGTGTCGCAGTAACTGCGTTAGCACCTGACGCTGCTGTATCGTTTAATAGTTCCAATGTTATCGTCGATGATTCCAGTCCCTTAGTGAATTTATGTGCGTTATCACCCATTGCTGTCACCTCGAGTTCATCGAAGCTGCGGTTAATTGTAACACCTGTAACTACGCCTGAAATGTCGACGCTGTTAAGGGTAACAACCGCACCATTGCTTAGAAATACGGCCATTATTCTTCCTCTTCTTTCTTTAGAGCAGGTTTCTTAACCGCTGCTGGTGGTTCGGTAATCTGGCCGATTCTAGCCAGAAATCTAAGATCTTCTTCGGTAAATCCTTTGTAGCTCATGTTAACTCCAACTCGTGAGGATTGATACAGTGATCTCAGAAACCAGCAGATCGCCACTTGCTGCGGCTATCATTGCTGGCGCTGAAATACTAGAGATGTTCATTTGGTAAGTAGCAGCACCCAGTTTTGTGACCACTGCTAAAATATAATCTTCCATGCCAGCCAAGTTGCCCTGGTTATCTAGCGCTGGCTTTGTTATCAGAACTTTAAAGTTTGCTAATGGATTGACGCTTACCTCGTCATTATTAGAAGGTACGATGTACGGATCGCCAGGTGTGATGACGACGCTGTTGGCCAGTAATGTTGGTGGTGGGTAAGCAAAGACCGACCATACGCCAGCGTTTGTTAATGTGCTTGCTAAGGTTGATCTAAGTGTAGTTATTGCTGCTGGCATTAGCCCACCAGAGACGCTGGACTTGAATACGGCTGGATGAGACCACGCACTCTGTTAATCAGCTGATAACCCATCCGATAGGGGCTCGCACTGATCCCATCCATACCGACCCCACCAGTCTGGCTGACCTGTCTGGATTGCCAGACGTCAACTGCCACTATCATTGCGGCTTCTCTTATGGCTGGGGTTGTCGCGTAAGATTGGGTCTTATGGTCTGGGCCTGTGGCTAGTCCGTAAGGTGCTACCTTGTGAAATACTTGATTAGCTGCTGTTTTGTTATATTGAACGAATGAATAACCGTTTGGGTAATTTATTTGTCCATAGTTGTACATAAATACTGGGATAAGGCTAGTCGTACCACTTGTAGGCGGTATTGTGCCTGTAATTGTGTGGGTGCCGTTAAATGTAGCACCGCAACCACTAACCACTATTGATTGGGTCGCTGCAAAGGCATTCGGGTTGACAAGCATAATAGTTGCCACGTTATCTTGTAGTGCTGTGCCTACCACTGGAGCAGTATTAAACCAAAGATACTGATTGATCAGGTCTTCTGAGGTTTGGCATACTTCCTCGACAGTTGCATCGGAGTAGAGGGATCCAATACCGAGGTTTGCCCTTAACTCGGCCATAGTAACGTATGCGGCTGCCATCTCTACTCCTCTGCTAATAGCTCTCTGGGGCTAGGGCTACTAAACCCCAGAGATTATTTATTTAATCGGTTTTATCAGGTCTTTTGGAACTTTAAGATTCCGTTAGGCATCTTGGCAAGTGTTGCCATGTAACCGTAGATCGCAACCTGTACTTGTAGGTTAGATACTACGTTTACGGACATGAAGTTCTGGGCTGAGCGATATACGGTAAATGCTTCTGGTGCTAATACAATCGCTGAGTTGTCATCGAATGTTGTAGCTGTGAAGTTTTTATCCACGTATAGGTCTAAGCCTAGAACGTTGCCTCTGATACTGCCTGTTGATACCTGGCCAGCAGCATTCATTGGCTGAAGAGCCGTAAATACTGGTCGCTTTGTGGTGTCTTGAGCAGAAATCAATGCGCCCCATTGTGCTGGGTTAGCAATGTAGTTCTGTGCAAAGTAACCTGTGTTGGTGTAGATAGTGCGTGCAGCTTCTGCTGAGAACGCAACAATACCGTCTAGGTCTGCTGTTGTATTTGTGCCATTAGCACCTGCTTGAATTAAAGCAGCTAATACTGTCTGATCTAAGCGCTTCAAATATGCATACTCAAGTTGCTTTGTAAGTTCTGCATAAAAGTTAGGATCTGATCTCTCGAGCAACTCGACTGATAGTGTATTCATACCTGAGTACTTGGACACTGTTGCTGTTAAATATTGAGTTTCCATTCCTGTATTTTGTACTGCTCCAGCCTCGGCCTCGACAGTTACTTCTGGCGCTACACCGTTATACCCACCACTTGATGTGACAAGTGAAGGTACTGATATCGTCATTCCACTTGTTGGGAGTGTTCCTTGTGAACACGCATCAATTGCTGGAGTTCCAAATCGAGTATTAGTTACAAACTCGCTTAGATATTGCGTAGGAGAAAATGCTGGGTTAGTAGCAAATGAGTCATCGGCAGCTGTTACGTATAGCTTTGAGTCTTCATTACCTAAAGCAGCTTTAATCTTGTGCTCTGTGTATGCAGCCATTGAAGTAATAGGCGTGCGGATAGTTGTTTGGATAAGTGGTGCTGTAATAATTGGGCGTGCGGCTTCTACTGTAGGAGTAGCAGCCTCTGCCTTTGCTTCTTGTGGCTGTGTTGCTTTGTCTTCCACAGGAGCCTCGCTTTCTGTTGATTTGGTTTCTGTCTCTGCTTCGTTTTCACTAGCAGCAACTTTGGTTACTTGCGCAGCCGAAAATGCTGGCGATTCGACCAGGCTTACTTCGCGGAGGGTGGCGCTTGTTACGTATAGATACTCTTTCTTCTGCACGGACTTGTTTACGTCTACGCCTACTGAAAGGCCGTCAATTAACTGCTCTCCTGCAAGGATGAGTGCGTCTTGGCCTTGCATGCTTGCGCTAATTTTAAATGAGGCGTAAATCCCATCTTCGGCTTTGTTGAAGTTTTGCATGCGACCTATTGGCTTTTCTGGCATGTGCTGCATAAGCATTTTTACTTTGCCAGGATCGCCGATCTCTATGGAGTTCTTAGCGAATACCACTTTACCGACTGAAGTGTTGCCCACTTCTTCGTAGGGTACAATCTTGCCAGCGATTATTCTGCGCTCGCCGTCTGCGCTTTCTATTTGACTACTGAATGTAAGTTTCATCGTTACTCTCACTTCCTTCTGGGGTCATATCTTCCATTTCTTTAGCTGTGTCTAGGTCAATTAGTCCCAGTGTTAGCATCTTCTCTATTGCTTCTAGTCTCTTCATTGTGTCTGCGCGTAAGAAGGACTCCTCGATTGCGAATTTAACAACGTGGCCTCTTGGTGTTATGTCATCCATGCTAAGCCTGTCCTCAATCGCACAAATGAACGGTTGTAAAGAGTAAGCAACGAATTCTTTACGGCCATCAATGATGTTCTGGTATGTCATACTGTTATTCATGTCGGCGCTGATCATGTAGGCTGGAATATTCATGGCCCTGGCTATTTGTGTACAAAGGTACTGTTGCGCCTCGTTGTACATCATGTCTTTAGGGCTAAATCCTGTAGTTTCATAAGATAATGTGCTAGTGAGATACGCAGTACTTCTATTTAGTCTGCTTTGCTTCCATTGCGCTAGTAATCCAGATACTTGTTGTTCTGGAAGGTCCGCACCTGTGTTCTTGATATAGCCCGACGGCATTGGAGTTTGTGCAGATACGGCTGCGGCCTTTTCAATATCTAATGCGCTTTGAATAGTGCGAGCAGCGGTTTGTAATACGCCTTGTGTGAGTCCCTGGAATGTAATAAGTGAGCCAATACCAGTCATAGGCGACTCAACACCATCTACATAATACTGACTGACCTCAGTGCCAAACTTATTAGTTGTAAATGTAACTCTGTTGTTAGCAATCCATTCAAATCTTGATGGTCTTAAATCGTCGGCATACAATTCCGTACAGCGCCAGTAAGCGATTCCGTAGAAGAGCAAACTATCGACGGTCCATGAGATAGTGACGGATCTTGGCTGCCGATAGTCTGGCTGTTCTAGCCATACGGGAGATGCTAGCTCTTCGCCTGTAGATTTTTTATATAACTCTAAAGGCAGGTACGAGATTACCCCAGCTATTAAGTTTCTGCAACGGTTAACCGCAGGTACTTGCATGGCGAAGTTGCGATCTAATCCGCCAGGGAAGTTACCGACGCCTGTAGTAAATGAACCATAGCCATAAGCTGTGTCCATGATGGCAGGGGCGTATTGCGCTTGGACAGATTCAGTTTTTTTGTTTATACCCAAAGCAGACAATAGACCCATATGTACATGTTATACCATAAAACGGACTATTGGTGCAAGTTAGACAATAATCTGGGCGGTTCTTTGTGGTTTAGTTAATTCAGACGCCACCATGGCCAAACTAATGGCAGCGGTGACATCGCCTGCGGATTTACGCCTAATTATGCGCCAGCCAGCGTCATTTGTTTTAGCTGCGCAGTTATTTAAATGCTGTACTAAATCTGCCTGCCCTGAATGCACTAAACGCTGATTCGCTAAAGCATCGGATAGATCACTGCACGCTTGGTAGAAGGCTTGACCCGATACATCCTGCATACGCCAACCGCTTTGTTCTAATTTAGAGGCTAGGGTTTGTGTAGCGTACTTGTCATAACAGATGATAGTCGGATGATACTTCCTGGCCCACTCATTTATATCACTAGCCATCCTAGTTTCATCCACAGCTACTTCGCTAGACCATAATTGCATCAAGCCAACGGCTATCTTGCCGTCTTTCATCTGGCCAGCAACTAACGCACCCGATCTTCTAGTCGGTGCAATATCAAACGCCATGATTGTTTGTGGTCCGACAGGTAGTTCTAGATTGCTATCGCTACAGGACTCGATGGAGCCGTAAACCCAGGGGCTGACCGCGCTATCTACCCACTGGCAAAGCATCTCGGTGCGTGTGGCTTCTACGCTATTAGTATTAACCGATTCTTCTAGTGTTTGCTCGGTTATTAAATGTCCTAGTGCTGGATTGGCCATAGTCCAGGCTTTACGATCATGTATCTTGCAGTGCTGTGGGGCGCTGTACTCGTAGTAGCCTAAATTGGCTGGAGGATAGGACATACAGCGTTCTTTTAGATCGTTTAGTACTTCGCTAAACCCATCGCCAGCATTACTTGTCATTAGCGTCATTGCATTTGGCCTAGCTCGCGTAACAGGAAGCGCAGCGGTAAACGCCTCTTGCGACCACTCTCTTAACTCGTCGAGATAAAGGAAATCGGCGGTCTTTCCACGAGGTGCGTCTCTCGTAGCTGCTGCGATTTCATACCTGGCGCCATTTAATAGCGCAATAGACTCCTGGCCGTTTGCTAATCTGATCTGACGTACTTGTTTAAATAGGAACTCGTTATCTTCTATCGTATAAGCAACTTGCCTAAAGGTATCTAAGGCCATATTACGGTTAGAGGACATGCCTAGTACGTTCTTACTGCCCCAAAGGAAGAGATGGCTCAATATAAGCATACGAGCTAGATGAGTCTTACCATTCTGTCTGGCAACCAGCACCAGCGCCGACTTCTTTAGGAAAGTACCGCTTGCGTCTACCGATAAAAGGTCATCGAGTACCCAACGCTGCCAAGGAATGAGCGGAAGGTTGATTTTCTCGGCTAGATCCGCTACCTCCTGCGCCTTGCTGGCCGTCTTTAATAAAGGCGTGTGGATTCTAGGCTGCGTACTGCCTATTAGTTCTAGCCCCCTCTTGATGGGGATAACTTCTGCATCTTTACTCGTCACTTTGTAGCCCTTCTGGTCGGATAAACGGTGAATCTGGCACTGAACTGATAGTACT